CGAGTCACTCGTCAGAACCTGGTTTCCCGCGAGAAGCGACGTAGCGGTCTAGCCGCTGCCCGATACGGCCAGCCAGCCAGACCACCACGAGAAGGATAAGGACGACCTCTAGCACTTCTTCGGCCAGGGCACGAAGGGACGAGAACCGCCCGAACCCTTGTTCGAGGCGGGAGGCGTCCGCTTACAGCGTTCCTCCCTCGTCCTCTGATCCTCCGGCTTCGCCTCGGGCGAAAGCGCCGGGGAGATAGTCGCGGCCCTCCGGTCCCCAGAGAGGTTTTCCCTGCCGGTCATACCGATCGGGAGCGCGTTTCTGGACTGATCGCCGTTTTCGCGCAGGGGGCTTCTTTCCATCGGGAATTGCTCCAACGGGAAGCCAATGGGTTTGGGTTGAGGCTTGTCCCTCAAGGTCCGTTCCGACCCGCCAATCCGGCGGAGATCGTCCTGCAAGACAGTGTTCGCACGAGCAACCCTGAACGTGCTGCGCCCACGGTACGTAGGTTCCCCCGTGGATGTCGAGGAAGTCCGGGAACGCCGTGTAGAACTCTTGCCAGCCTTGCTCATCGTTCTGAAACCCAAACCACTCCGCGAAGGCCGCTGCCCCCGCTTCGTCCATCCTAGCATGTTCTGCGTTTTGCTCAACATCTTCCCAACGAAGACGGCGCAGAACCCGCTCGACCGGCTCCGCACGGTCAATAATACGCTGATCGTCAAAGCCGCCACCGTCACATTCGTCCGCAAACCGCTGCCGCTCCAGCTTATCGAATGTAGCCCTCACCCATTTGGACATTCGCGGACGCTCCGCCCTATCGGTCGTGATCATATTCATGTAATCGCGCCGCGTCGCCCCGGTCATAAGATAGACCTTCCCCGGCTTGCCACCGGGGGGCAGATATTCAAAGGACGAGGGCAGGACGCCGAATTCGCGGTTGCGTTCGGCTTTAGCCGCGAACCACTCAAAACCGAGGGCGGGCTTTTTCGACATGCTGAACCAGCCTGTCTTTTTGTCCGCCTGCGGGTTGAGATATTCGCAGCAGTAGCGGATTGCCCTGTCCGTACAGGACCAATCCACTTGTATGTGGCCATGAGGCCACTCGGAAATGTGAACCATTTCCTCTTGCGGTATCTCGCGCGAGAAGGGGAAGGCTTTCGACGGATCGTCCAGAAATGCCTGGCGGTTCAGAAGATACGGAGCGGGCCGAAGGCTCGGCACCAGCTCCTTGAAGAACAGGATCGCATGGAAATGCGCCCTGTCATACAGATCGCCATATTCCCCGGCGACGAGATACCTAACTTTGTGACCCGCCTTGCGCAGCCGCTTCATAAAAAGCTGGAAATGGTGCGGGTTTACAACCCGATTAGAGAGGTCCAGAGGGTCGCGAGGGGTGGCGTAAGTCAAAGACATGGTGCAACTCACCTCGGAAACCGAGGCTTCGCACAAGCACCGACCGACCCAATCCGACACGTAATTTTCCCGGCATGACCAGCAGTCATCGCACGGGACCGGGACCTGTTCCCATTCCGGGCCGCGTTTAACCCAAACATGGCTTGGGGATTGGCACATTTTCGGCTCCTTCGCAGGCGGTGTCACTAAAAGGGTAGGTTCATCAAGAAGGTACCCTCGCGCGCAATTCGATCAGAGATACGAATTGCGCGCGAGCGGAAGCACCCGCCAAAGCGGGGACTTCCTTTTCTCAAGCGCCGAAAGGCTAGCGGAGTTGTACCACAGTCACGGACGGCGACATGTGGACCGGATCACCGACCGTCACCTGGCGAATACGCTCCCGATAGTCGCGCACCTCCCAATGGGCGGGGTCCCACCGAAACCGATCCGTTTTCGTCTGATCATCCCCGCCCCAATTAAGGCGCAATTTCCGCGCCGCCGGCAGCTTCGCATTGAGCTTCCGCAGCTCGTCTTCACCCAGGTAGTGAATAAAGAGCCACTCTTTCTCGGTTAGCTCCCAACCATAGACGCCGTGGATTATATCCACGGCCTCCCCGATATTGTGCGCACCATTCGGCCAAACAGCCTTGGTAAAGCCTTCCCTATGCAGCCTGTCTTGCTCGTCTTTCGTCCGGAACGCACACTGGACGAAAAGCGGGACATCCAGTTCGCCCGCCCGACGCACGAGCCGAGCGGCAAAGAGCCGCATACGCGGGTCGCACTGTTGCCAGTCCGCGCGCTGCTGCTGCGCCGCATAGGCCGAGGACGCGAGAAAATTCGGCTTGGCAAGCCGCGCCGGAACAGTCCACTTCTCATCGTCCTGGGGGGGCGTCGTGAACCGATCCTCATACGCATCGGGGTTCTCCGCACGGACAGCAGCCATAAGGTCTTGGGGCGTCCGAAGACGCCCCCCGACCAGAAGCTGCCACCAGCGCGAAAGGCGCTGGCCGGGCTTCATTCGTCGCCCTCCTTCGGTTCAGGCTCCGGCTCCGGCTCAATGACCGCCTCTTGCCTCGCCTTAGCCTCCGCGACCTCGCGGAGAGCGAGATCGCGCTCGTCCCGGATACGCCGGACCATCGCGCGTTCCTCGAGCCGCATCATGCGGACAGCTTTCGTCACCTCCTGCATGGCCTGACTTTCCTGCGGAAGCCGGTCGATATTGGTGAACTTCTCGCCCGTCATGCGGACAACCCGATTGGGCGCGTCCTTCACGAAGACGACGACGCCCTTCTGCGACGGGATCACCTTGAAGGAGGTTTCCTCCGGAAGCCGGAGGGTCGCTTCGGAGGCGACGAACTGGACGGACGTGACGCCCGCCGTGGAGAGGAGGACGGAGAATGGCCCCGACCCCCGCAGTTGCACGACGCCCGACCGGGCTTGGATTTCTTGCTCATGGGGAACCTCGTTCCATTCGAGAGGGTTGATTTTCATAGCTCACACTCCGCTTTCTTCGACGGCTTCATAGTCGTCATTGGCTTCCGTCAGGACGTCGCCGAACTGGACGTTGCCGACCACCGTGCAGATGTGCCGCGCGACGACTTCAAAGGCCGGAGCCAGCGTGTCGGCGAACACATCATGGGGAAAGGGCACAGGGGCGAGGTGGTGAGTTCCCTCAAAGTCAGGATCGACAATGTCGGTCTGCCACAGCCCCATGCGGCTTTCAGTGATCACCGCGCCCGGAGTGCCTTCGTAGAAGATACCGCCGAGGCGGGTGAAATCCCGCTTCCACTTGTAGTTCATCGGCTCATAGCCGTAGAGGCCGCCCGGCGTCGTATGCTTCGCATCGATCCGCCGGTTCACGACGAGATCGACAGGCAGCGTCCGCTGGATATCGCGGAGCGGGTTCGGCAGATCGTTGAATTCGGTGCAGAGCACCCATTCATCCGCCATGCGTTCGTCCAGGCGCTCAGGCAGCACCTCGACAGTATAGATCACGCAGCCGCCCGCAGGCATCACGGGCACGTTGAGCGAGAGCGTTGCTTGCGCCCGGCCCGTGGTGACACTGGCGTCAAGGTTCGCGGCATCGGTAGCAAACCGCTCCCCGAAGCCCACCGGGACCCGCGCGCTGTCCAGAAGCCACGGACGCTTGAAGCTTTCCGGGCCGGGATCAATGCCCTGCATGAGCAGCGCGACGAGCGTGTCGTCGTTGTCGAAGCCGGTCGCGTCGTTCCCGGCATAGGCCGCATGGAGTTTGGCATAGGCCTGCACGATCCGCGCCTTGTCGATATCGTTCAGGGTGACAGCGAAGAAACCGCCACCCATCGACACCGCCGCGCCATCAAGCTTGGCGTTGATATCAGGCCGCCGAGTGGCCGGAGTGCCCGGATTCGCCACCTTATAGCGCAGGTTCCCCGCGCCAGCGTAATCCGTGGTCACCGTGGTCCCGTCCGACTGCCGGATTGTGCCCGAAGTCGGCGCGCCGGGATCACCCGCCGCACCAAGGCCGATCACCGGCACAGCGCCGGTCAACGAAAGCGACCCGGCGAGCACGTCCAGATCAAGAGAACCCTGCACCAGCGCCTGCTCATAGTCAGGCACGACATGCGCAAAGCGGCCCGACGGCCAGAAGGCAGGAGGCAGGGAAGTCGCCTCCACGATATCCTCGGAGGCGTATTTCCGCCGCGTAAGCCGCGACGAATGCGCGGCGAGGCGGAAGTTATAGATCAGCGTAAACGCGTCGATCAGGTCAGAGTTGATTTGCGCGCCCGCCGGGACGTGCAGACCCAAGGTCTTGAACAAGTCCGAGCCTGCCGCCGTCACCACGGTCGCACCAGAAAGAACCGTATAAAACGGCGGGGGCGTGCGCGCGGCAGCGCCAAGCGCAGGAATGGCTTCACCCACATAAGAGTGAAGAAACTCATCCAACCCGCTAAATTGCGGATGCGCAGGCTTAGGAACAAACCACGCCTGAAAATGAGCGTGAACGCCATTTTGCAGGGGACGCGGCATTGGCATAAGATCAACGTCGATACCGACGCGACCAGATGCGCTATCGCCGCGCAGAAGCGGGAAATATCCCAAGAGCGTTACAACGCCGGGATTGCCCGTTGTCATTGCAACGGTCGTATCTTTCCGCATAGTGGAGTTAAAAGGAACCGGAGCGGTTCTTTGACGTGCCATTATCTTTCCTTTCAGTTGAAGCTATGGCCGAAGTAAGTCCAAAACTTGTTAGGTTTTGGTTTAAGCGTAGGAGGAGGCGGCAATGGACGATTGCCCAAGCCGGGATCAGTATAGAAATCACCGCCAGTGAGATTTTCACTCACATCCCCCTTGCCGCCCACATCAAGAACGAGGTCAACAATTCCCTCGCCTTCCCCTCGCAATTCGCCAACCAATTCGGTATACTCACCCATAGCCATATTTTGCCAAGGCTTAATTCCGAGACGATCAGCGATACCCGCAGGAACGAGCAAAGTTTTGCCGTTAGGCGCAAAAACAGAAATGCGCGGCTCAGACTTCGCGCCGGGGCGCGAAGGTGGAGCGCCGCCACGATATTTTGTGACAGGCTCAAAAAAGCGCTCCGTTGCAGCGCGCGCCGCAGTAGCAAAGCCACCGGACGCGACAGAAGAACCGCCAACGGCTGACGCTTTTTCAAATTCGAGTTTGGCCATGTCATAGGCCAAATCGCGTTCCTTTTTTTCTTGCGCAGCTTCGCCAGACACGATGCGCCCGAAATCATTCAGACCGCCCGTAA